GCTCAAACTGCTGCTGTACGTCCTTCTAGTGACTATGCTTATTTCTACAATTTAGATTGTGATGAGTTTATGACTGGAGGCGCAGCTCAAAAGACCTATATGCTAGGTATTAGTGGTGAAAGACCTGTAGGATCTGCTGCTACTGGAGACAGTAACGATGCGATCATTAAGGGATCTTACAGTAACTATGCTGCATGTGATGCTAATTTTATTATACGTGGTGTAAACACTAGCGTTACAAATAGGAATGGCGGAACATTAGGCATGACTGAAGGAGCTGCAATTGGTGCGGCTAATAAGAGTGGTGGAACATCACCTACTGTTAGAGGCATGACGATTAGAGCAGAGAACTACGGTACAAATGCTACCGAGTTCGGTGTTTTAGATGTTAATGCTTCTGATGAAGTTGGTGCTGGAACATTGCGTTATGGACTTCGTGTTCGTAGCACAGATGCTTCTAGTGTAGCAGCTCTTGATGCTGGTATTTTGCTATCAAACACATCTACCTATGGTTTCGACTATGGTATGGATATGAATGGTGCAACTATTGGTACTGCTGATATTCGTTTGAATAACGGCGCAACATTAGCTAATGGTGCTGCTGGTACGTTAACTATCACTGAAACAGCTATTGATTTAGTTGGTGCTTTAGCCGCTGATGCTCTTACGTTATCCGACGTTCTGACATTTAGCGATGGCGCTACTATCGATAATACTGCAGCTGATACTTTAACACTAACTGAAACTACTGTTGCTATTGATGGAATCTTAACGGTTTCTGGAAACACAACGTTAGGTGATGCAGGCACAGATACTATAACTTTTACAGCCAAACAGGTTGGACAACTTTATAGAAACGAAACTGGCGTTGATGCTAAATCGTTAAAGATGCACAACCATGATACTGCAGCCACTATGAATAATGAGTTCAAATATGAAACCATTAATACTAGTGGTGATAACTATGGTACTTGGAATGAGTGTCATATCGCAGCAACAGGTACAGCGACTTTGCGCGCTCAAACCAATGTTGCTGTAGTTGAGTCAACATTTACTGCTACTGACACAACTTTGATTGGCTCGTACAGTCAGGTTCGTGGAGATGGAGACATAGCTGGAAACTCTTTTGTTTCTGGTATGTATAGTATTGTTGGAGCTTCTGCTGCAATGACTGCTACCCATGTAAATGCTCTGTGGTTAGATACGCATATGGCTAATACTGTTACAGGTTCTTATGAATTGTTATACATGACTGAAAATGGTGCTACTGCACTAGATCAGGTTATGTACATGAGAACTCCTGGAGCGGTTGCTTTCGCTGCATTTGATACATGTAGCGCATTTATTTCTAACTCTGTAGTAAATAGTGGTACAGAAAAGAAAATTAAAATTACTATTGATGGCGTTGTTTATTATATCAATGCTAGAACTGGTTAATTTTAATATAACCGAGTGCTGAATTCACTTGTGGTTTTTGGCACTCATTTTTTTAATTTAGAGGAGATCAAATAATGACAATTTCAAAAGAAGATTTACAAAAACACGCACAAGAAATCCATGTTGAATTAACTAAGGTTCTTGAGAATCTACAGAAAGTAGAACAAGAAAGAACTGATTTGATTGTAAAGAAGAATGCAATGGTTGGTGCAATCGAAAGTACAAAGATTTTATTGGCTAAGGAAGAAGAACTTTCTAAGCCAAAAGAAGAAGCAAAGGTAGAAATACCTAATTCAATTCCACAGCAGACAGACGAAGTCAAAGAAGCTGAAGAATTGGTAGACGAAAAGGTAAAAGGGGAATAATCCCCTTTTCATAATAAAGGAGAGAAGCAATGGCTTATTCAGTAAGTAGTTTGAGTAGAATATCATCTAGTGCAAATGGTACAGCACCAATACATTGGTCGTATTATAGTGCTACTGATTCTTTAGCAACTATAGTTACATCTGCTTATTTCAATGATGCAATTGTTGATCTAACTAATGGTGTTGGTAAATTTAAAATTAGCGATGTTTTACATATCGAAGGTAGTGATGATCGCGGTAAATATTATGTTACTGCTGTAACTACAAATGTAACCGTAGCAGCATATTAATTTAGGAGAATAAAATGGCTTATTCAGTAAGTAAATTAAGCAGAGTTAGTTCAACAGCTAATTCAACGGCAGATATATTATGGTCGTATAGAGCTACAGATGAATCATTGGCATCAATGAAGGCATCTGGTTATTTTAATAATGCAATGGAAGATCTAACTAATGGTAGAGGCCGTTTTAAAAGTGGTGACATTATCTATTTAGAAGGTAGTGATGGACCTGCAATAGTTCGTATAACATCAGTAGCATCTAGTGTAACTGTAGAGGATTACATTAATGGTAATTCCATCAAAGACTCTTCTATTAGTTTAGAGCATTTAGATACAGCAATGACACCGAGTCATATTGTTAAGTTTGCTGGAGTTTTTATCACTACAGGTGGAAATGCAGTTGAAGATAAAGAAATTGTTGGTGTTGTAGCTAATGATATTGTTCACGTTCAGTTGAAAGATAGTACAGCAGGAGCTTCTATCGAAAGAGTTTCAGCTGCACTTAATAAAATTACAGTTGTTTACAGCGTTGATCCAGAAAATTTAACAACTGTGTATTACACAATATTTAGAGCTGCAGCTTAATATAAGGGGTGATATATGGCTGCTTATACAAAAGTACAGATAATTGCTAATGCTATTGCATTGCTTGGTAAAGGTCCGATTGCTACGATTTCTAGCGGTGGTGATTTTGCTTCTTTTGCAGAAAACATGTACGATTTAACGATCTCCTCCGTGTTAGCAAAAGGTAATTGGAGATTTGCCACCGCTATTGTTGCATTATCTCAATTAGTAGCAGAACCACCGGTTGATGATTGGCAATATGCTTATCAATTACCGGCAACATATTTAGCTTTGGTTAGATTATATCCAGATAGTAGGCAATTTCAAATATATGAAAACAAACTTATGTATGCTAATTTTAATAGTGCTTCTATTGAGTATAGATTTCTGCCTGATGCTTCTAGGTTTCCCCCACACTTTGTTGAGTTTTTCACATATTATTTAGCTTCTGTAATAGCTTTAACCGGTGGTTTAACTGGCGACATAGTTACGCGATTAGAGAATAAAGCTGATAAAGCTTTAGGTAGTGCTTTAGCTACTGAAGGTGCATCTAATCCTAATTATGCAATAAGAGGTGTACCGTATATTCATGTGCGTGGTGCAATAGGAGGTAAGTAATGCCGAATATGATGCACTTACAATCAAACTTCACTCTTGGTGAGATAGATGAACGCTTACATGCTAGAGTTGATCTTGATATCTTAGGTAAAGGTGCTAAACGTGCGCGCAATGTTGTTGTATTACCTCAAGGTGGAGTTAGACGTAGATTCGGTACTAAATATACAGCAACCTTAGCAATAGCTACAGCAGCATCAGAATCACGCTTATTTATGTTTGAGTTTGAAGATGAAACAGAATACCTGTTACTTTTTGAACACTTAAGTCTTAAAATATACCATGATGACGCATTAGTATCTACAGAAGTTAGTCCTTATACTGCTGCTCAACTTCCAAGTATTAAATTTACTCAGGGCTCAAATAATTTTGTTACTGTTCACCCTGATGTAGAACCATATGTTTTAGAACGAGTTACAGCACATACTTCATGGTCTTATGCAGCCATAGCATTTACATGGATGCCAACTAATGATTTTAATATGGATTATGATGCACTTACGTTTACACCAAGCGGAACTACTGGAACTATTACATTAACAGCTTCAGGTGGAACATCATTAACTGCTGATCATGTTGGAGGGTTGTTCTTTGGTAATGAAGGAACACTAAGAATCACAAGTGTTAATGTTGGTGCGCAAACGTGTGTTGGAGATACTATAACAGATTTTGCTGATACAAGTGCAATATCTGGTAAACATGCAGTTCTTAAAGAACCTGTATGGTCTGCTACACATGGTTATCCAAGGTGTGCAACATTCTTTCAAGATAGATTATGTTATGGTGGCAGTGCTGCATTACCACAAGGCGTATGGATGTCAAAGATCAATGATTATGTTGATTTCAATGATGGTGAAACAGAGGTTCTTGCTATAAATTCAATTGGTGTGTTTATAAATACAGATAATGCTAATGTTGTTGAGGATATGATTGCAGAAAAAGCTTTTATGGTATTTACTAGTACCGGCCTTGTTGCAACACCAATGCTTAATAATTCTCCTATAACTCCTACAAATATAGTATTTAACTTACAAAACAGTAATGGAATCGGTGGAGCGCGACCCGCATTATTTGATAATAAGGTTATTTATCTTGATAAAGGCGGAAAGGTTCTTTGGGGTTGTTCATTTGATGTGCAATTAGGTGGAACAACAAGTAGTGATCTAAGTTTGTTTTCTCAATCATTGTTAGATGATCCTTTAGATATGGCGGTATATAAAAACCCATCAATCGATAATGGTTTATATCTAATTTTGGTTAATGATAATGGGACATTGGCTATTTTACAATCAATTGCTGAACAGAATGTACTTGGTTGGACATTATGTACTACTGATGGTGAGTTTAGACATATAGCAACCTCAAGAGACATTGTTTATTTTATTGTTGAACGTGAGATTGATGGTAATACAGTTTTTTATATTGAGAAATTAGATTTTAGTTTGTATATGGATGCAACAAGCGTACAAGATTTAGGTGCGCCTGGTACTGCTGTTAGTGGATTAGATCATTTAGAAGGTGAAGAAGTTCATGTAATAGGCGATGGTAAGTTACAAAATGGTCATTCAAACCCAAAAACTGTAGCTAGTGGAGCTATAACCTTAGACAACGCTGCTACTGATGTTGAGATAGGTTTGATTTATGATCCTTCGGTTATTCCATTACCAGTAAGTATTGCAACACAAAATGGAAATGATCTATATTTAGCAAAAAGAATAAAGACTTTTTGGGTAGATTATTATCAAACATTAGGCATTTATGTTAACGATCAATTAATACCATTTATAAAACTGGATGTGAGTCAATTTGATACAGCACCAACACCTGTAACTAATTTTTCAGAAGTAACCCCGATGGTTGGCTGGGATCCAAGGGCAGAAGTAGAAATAACGCAAAAAGATCCGTACCCTATGATACTTAGGGGTGTTGGTCAAGAATTGGAGATTTAACAATGGCATCAACTTATGGTAGTAATTTTAATCAAAATAAAAGACAGATACAAAATCCTAGAATGACGCAGATAGGTGCTGGTGTTCAAGCTGGAACATCATTGCTTGATATGTTTGCTCAAGCTAGTTCTGCTAAACAACAAGAAAGATTACTTGATCTGCAACAGGGTCAGGAAGAAATACAGAGCGAACAGCAGGGTATTGCAAGAGCAAGACAGGTTAGACAGGTAACTGCTCAAGCGACAGCTCAAGCAGCTGCTAGTGGCGTTAGTGTGGCATCTGCATCAGTACAAGCTGTTAACCGATCATCTTTCGATGCTTTCCAGCAAGATAATGATATTGAAGCACTTAATATATCGCTTAGCAAGGCTAGAACAGCAGCACAAAAATCTATGATAGAACAAAAAGAATATTCTGGAATGTTCGGAGATTTTTTAAGCATTGCTGGATCAATAGCTATGATTGCTATGTTATAAACGAAGGAATTTAAGATGGCAGATTTACCACAGACAAAACGACAAGTAATGGCAGCATCTTTTCAGGCACCTGATGTTCAGTCTGCAACATTATCAGCAGTTGATAGATTATCAAGGTTTGCAAATAGAACAGTTGCTCAAGTAGGACAAGCTAGAAAACAAGAATTAGCTGGGGAAATGGCACAGGCTACAGTTACGCTTAGTCAAAACAATACACGTATATTAAATCAGATTGCAGATGATCCTAGTCCAGATTCAGGTAAGAATTATGATAAACTTTTTGGTGCTTCTGTTACAGGTCAACGTAAGACAATCTCAAAAGATAACTTAGATAAGTTTGATGCACTTACTTCTGAATATGCAAGACGCGGACAAAATGTTACTTATGGTTTAGCTAGAAAGTCATCACAAAACATATTACAAGAAAACTTTCTTGAGGCATACAACACCAGATTTAAAGATGCAAAGATATCATCAAGACAAGGTGAGGTTGTAACCACTAAAACAGGTAAGCCAGTATTAGACAAAGATGGTAATCCAGTACCAATGAGTGCAAAACCAGTTAGTGATTTAAACCAAATGATCCAAGATGCTGTTAGTAGTAATCTTATATCTGGTAGTTATGGTGCTAACTTATACAAATCAACCCATGATGAAGTTGAACAACAAACATATCTAGGGCAGTTTGATAAAGTATTACAAGGCGGTGATTTAGAAAAGACAGCAAAGTTCATTCAGTCATTAAATGATAATAAGAAAATTGATCCACAACTCAAAGCATCATTAATACCGCAGTTCAAGAAAATGGAAGCAGATGCTTTAACTGGTGCTGGTATAACCTTGTCGAATCTTAAAGAAGATGTAAAAGGTGTTAATGAGCAAATACGTGATGGTGATGTAAACATAAACGATCCTAAAACTTCACAATTACTTGATAGATTACAAATAGCAGGTAGTAAGAGCGTTCAGACAACTAAGAATCAGTTTGCTATATCTCAACAGTTCCATGATATGTCACAACTTGCATGGTCGTTAACCCCACAGCAAATGGAACAAAAGATACAAGAATTAGACAAAAAAACAGATAATCCACAACAGGCATTTATTCAATCTCAAGTTAAAACCCAAATGATGCAGTTTATGAATAAACGACATAACATGTTGTTTGGTAAAAATTCTGATCCAAGAGCTGCGGTTAATGAAAGCCCTACTGTAATAAATGCTGTTAAAGCTAGAAAAGTAGCTGCATTTAACGAAGATGGAGAAAAGAGTCAGGGTACTAATATACCAGATATAAGTATAACAAAAGCAGCATTAACCGCACAAAGAGCAATGAATGTACCAGCAGATCAAACAAGAGTTTTTACAAACTCACAAATTGAATCAATTAGAGGTGATATTAATAATCTAGTAGATGAACAAGGTAGACCAGATATTGATTCAAGATTGAATTATGTATCTAATCTTTATAATTCACTACCACAATATACTGATAAGATTAATCGTGAACTTTCGCTCAAGAATGTTGGTGAGGGATTGATGGATTTAGCTAACTTACCAGAATCTTCTGCTAAATATGCTAAGTATGCTTATATGGGATTATCTAATGCAAAAGAACTAAAATCAGAAAAAGGTTTAGGTAAGAACGAATCATACAATGCATTCTTTAAACAAGCAAAATCAACATTAGCACCATTAGATAAAACAATTGATCCAACGCAAATAGAGTTTAAAAACAATCTTGCGAGCAGGGTTGCTCTAGTTGGTATGGCGTTACATCAATCAGGAGTTCATAGTGCATTAGCTATTAGTGATGCAACTAAATTAGCTTATAAAACACTATATGCAAATAAATATTCAGTAATAGATAAACAAGCGCGTGTTCCTATAGAGGTTCCAGTTGATACTGCTAAAACAGCAATGAAAGCAATGGAAAAACATATACCTAATACAGAATTTAACAGGCTGGGAACATACAAATTAGATACAAAAGAAATTGCTGATGAAGATAAGAAGCAAGATGAAAATACAATAAGAGCTGGTTATTGGAAAACAATAACTGGTGATAAAGGTTTGTATTGGACTACATTGTTGCCTAATAACAGAGAGATAATTCCAACTATTAAAGGAACAAACAAGCGTTATGAAATTAGATGGGATGATCTCAGTGATCCGTCTAGTGATGTTAATAAAACTATGGCTGTATATACAGCAGGATCTAATTTTAAATTACTTCATAAGTCACTTTCTGAAATAACAAAAGAAAAAGGACTTATCTAATGGCATTATGGGTACCTGAAGCACCAGAAGATACAGTCGATACACGCATACCAGCTAATGTACACCAGATACCTTTTACAGAAGAAACTTTCAATACTGTTAAAGAATCAGCAACTGCTGGTTTTGGTTTAGTTACTAAAGCCGCAGCTCATCTTGAAGCTCGAGCAGCAGATGAAAAGTTAGTTGGATTACCACTTATTAGCGCGTTATTACCTAAGGGTACAACTCCGCAAATAAATCCTCCTGCTGATAATCCAATATTAACTGAAGATGAAGCAAATGCTATTGACCCACCAAGGGAAATAGATGGTAAAACATATGGTGGATATAAAGGGCCAACTCATAACAGCATTGTCCAAGAAAACAAAAATGATCACGAGTCATTAGAATATCAATCTTGGTTTTCATCTCAGGAAAATCCATCACATGCATCTCAAGCATTACAAGGATTGATTGGAATAGGGGCGAGTGCCGTTAATCCAATATTCTGGTTAGCTGGTGCTCCTTTAGAAGCTGCAGGAGTTGCTGCTAGTATTGCTGAAAGATTTGGACTTAAAGGTTTTCAAGCCGCTATTGTTCATGGTGCTACAGCTATGCCAGTATTTAATGCAGTTCAAGATATAGATAGTGCAGTACATAAAGATCCATATAGTTTATGGAACATACCAGAAGGCATACCAGAAGGTGCTGTATTTGGTGTTTTAGCACATGGTGCAAAACTAGGTATTAACAAAATAAGAAATTCTTCTGTTCCCCATCTAAAATCAAAGTTTGCTAAAGATGCTGGAATAGATAAACCAGAAAAAAGAGAGGAAGAACATGAATCACAAAGAGAAATGTCGCCAGAAGCACATGACAATATTGTTGTTTCTGCTGTTAGTCAATTAGAGAAAGGTAAGAAAGCTGATGTAGGAACATTATTGCGTGATGCATATGCAGATAAATGGAATGAGGATTTTGGTGAGAAAGCGCGAACCGATCCAAAAGGTTTTGCTGAAGATACTAACGAACTTCAATCAAGACTTGATGAGGCACAATCTAAATTAGACTTGATAAATAATAATTTGGAAAAAAATGTAATTAATGATTTGAATCCAACGGGAGGATTGTTTGCTGATTATACTCCAGAAAAAAGAATGAAAGCTAAATTAGCTGATAACATCACAACGCTTGATAAAACATCTAATAAATCCCCTAATGACATAATAACTGTTTATCGTGGTGCGCCAGAAAATCAAAAAGGTATAAATGAAGGTGATTTCATAACAACGGATGAGGAATTGGCAAAGTCTTATTCTGGCAATAAAAATGTTTTAAGTAAAAAAGTAAAGATGAGTGATGTTTTAGATGATATGAATGAACCATTAGGTGGAGAATATATTTATCGACCAGAATCATCTGAATATACCGACTTATTGCTTGATAAAGAAAGCTTAAGTATGGCGGTATCTGATATGCAGGACATGGTTAATCGTAGACTAAACCCTATTGTAAAACCAGACATGAAAGAATGGGCTGATTATTCAAAGAAGGCTAATAGTGAATCTTCTTATGCTGAAGCACCAAAAGAACCAGTTAAGCCGTTTCCAGCACCAGAAGAAAAAGAACAGTTAATTGATGATGCTGATGCTACTGGTATTAATTCTAAAAAGACAGCAGCAAACATAGCTTTAAAAGATAAACGTATTGCAGAAGCAGGTAAGATTTATGACGATATAATAAGCAATGAAAAAGGAAAAGATGGTGCGCCAGATGTTTCTGATATTGAAGCACAGCATGACGCAAAGTTGAAAGATTTAAAAGAAGTTGAACAATGTGCAGGTAGAGAATGACGACTACATATAATAAATTATTATCGACAAAGTGTATGACAGGAGTTTTTGCAGGTTCTGATGCATCTACGCACTCAACAAAAAAAGAAGTACTAAAAGATATTGCGGATAAAATAGATGAATTAAAAGAAGGTGGGTTTAGTGGAAATGCTAATCAAGAAGCTTTTAGACAGATAACACAAGAATATGCGTTAGCTAGAAAATATGAAGTAGCAGTAAAACTAAAGCAAAGTGATTCTGTTAATAAGGCAATGAATTTTCTACGTGGTACTGGTGAGACAGATCTATCTTTACCACTTAAAGCTATGATTAACGGACTAACTGCAAAAGAAAGAGATTATGGTAGGAAACATGCTTTAACTTATAAGATGGAAGCAATATATGATGATCGTATGGGTCGTATGTATGATGCCATGGATAAAGATGATGTATTAAAACATTATGATGATCATAAGTGGATGAGTGAAAACGAAGGTGAGTTTGCTGAAGAAATAGCTAATCCTCAATCATCAAAGAATGAAGCAATAAGAAAATTAGGTAAACACATAAATTCGCTTTATCAAGAAGTAAGAAATGATGGGTATGAAGCATTAATACCTAAAAAGTTATTAGATGATTTTATAGGATCAATGCGTTATAACGTACAGAATATTTTATCTCCTACTGGTTCTGTAACTGGTGATCTTGCATGGAAAGCTGCAAACCCATTTACAGATTCAAGACCTGTTGCGTTATCAAGATTTAAAAAAGAAATAACAAGTTCATTAGATGCCAAAAGGTCGTTTCCTTTAATATGGAATGATCCGGTAAAAATGAATGATGTGTTAGAAAAAGAATTTTCACACATAACCCTAGACGCTGTTACAGAGAGCAAGAGCAAAAAAAATGATGTTGCTATGGGTGGAAGTAAAAGAATAAATCATTATAAAGATGGATATGAGACAACAAGAATTAATAAAATATATGGAAGTGGTGATCTTCGTTCTATGATAGAGCAGACAGTTAAGGGTGCTAGTAAAATGGAAACCTTAGCTAAAGATATGTCACCAGATGTTTATGGTACTTATGGCAAGATTAAAGATGAAATAAATAAAGATATTCTTAAACAACCAACCCAGAAACAAGCAAAATTAACTAAAAACTTAAATAGTATTGATAAATACTTTAATGAGGTTACAGGTGTTGCTTCTACTCCTGCAAGTGCTGCTGGGGCAAGAGCAGCTGATGCAACATTAAATGCAATTAATATAACCACAAAAGCTGGATCTATATTCTGGACACCTATGGATTGGTCTGGCGTTGTAACTGCACAAACATTACGCGGTGTTAATCCAGTAAAATCTTTATTAAGAGCACCAGCATTTGCAATAGGTAGATTATTAAGAGTTAATACCCATGAATCAGTTACAGATGCTTTAGGAAAATGGTCTAGGGTTTGGACTGGTCATGCTTCATCGCATTATGCAGCTTCTGGTGGATCAGTTGGTAAGGTTGGACATTCCGCTATGAATGCAATGTATAAGCGTACTGGTGTTCTTGCAAATGATAGGGCGTTACGTGATTCTACAATGGATTTCATGACTAGGGATTTATTCTCATATAAAGGAAAAAGATTTGATAGATTAAGTAAAGCACAAAAAACCGTTCTCGGACAGTATTTAACAAGCGATGAGTGGGATGTTGTTCGTAAATACCATGCACAAGACAAAGACGGAACAAAGAGAATAACACCAGATGAATATTTAGAATATACCAAAGCAGATATATCTAAATTAGTTGGACTAAAGCCAGAGGAAATATCAGATAATTTACTTAAGAAAACACAAATAGGTTTGCGTAGAAGCATTATAGGTATGCTCGATGATCAGGCATCTTTTGTTTATCAAGGTGATAATACAACAGTTAATGCTTTGTTGAGAGTTGGACAAAAACCAGGAACAAGAGCAGGAATGGCAGCAAGAATATTTGTCAGTGGTTTTTCATGGACTGGTGGGAATGTTAATACCATTCTCGCACGGCAATTTGCACGCTTTATGCAACCCGGAATGAGAGGCAGTGCATTTACTACAAGTATGTCTTATATAGCTGCTATTTATGCAACTAAATATGTATCAACATCTTTACAGAATTTAGTAAAGGGTGAGAAACCGCCTGATCCATTTAGTCAAAAATTTGCAATAGAAGCAGGAACAGAATCAGCAGCCTTAATGGGTCGGGCTGCAGAAGCAATAATTAAAGCGCGTGATCTTGGTGAATTTACGCATAACATAGAGGGTCAAGGATTTAAACGTACTTCTGATGTTATTTCAATTAGTCATAAGATTTTTACTGGCAAACCATTTGGTAGCAAATTATATGATCTTGTTGCTAATAATATGCCTGTAGCTAATTGGCCTGTAATTAAAACAGCAATGGATCTAACTGTAAATTCATATATTCATTCAATGATTGATCCTGATTACGCACAGAAACAAGAAGATATAGCTGACAAATATGGTGAAGAATATTTTGGCCCATTAAAGCCAGAAAATAGATTGAGGGCAGAATAATGGTAGGTATAGATGTTAATGATACAATCCCACGTAATCAGTACACAGCTACAGCTGGACAAGTTACGTTTACATATAACTTTCTTATTAAAGCACAAACAGATCTTAAGGTTTATCAGCGTGTTGCTGGATCAACTCCTGATGATACTGCTGATATATTAATCATAACTGTAGATTATACGGTTACAGGTGTTGGAACTGAAACTGGTGGTACAATAGTTCTTGTGACTGGTGCAACAGTAGGGGATATATTAACTATTGAGCGAGATATGCCTCTTGAGCGTGCGTCAGTTTATAATACTCAAGGTGTTATTGGTTCTGTTGATCTTGAGGATGATATGGATAGAACTGTCTTAATGATCCAGCAAAATGAGATGCAAGATGAGGTTAGAAATATCTCATATGCGCGCTCTGCGATTATTGCTGCTAAAGATAGAATTACACCAATACTAGGATCTTTAGAGTCATGGAGAATGAACGAAGGTGAGACGGCAATAGAGGCGTTTACAGGGGCTACACCGGGCGATATTCAAGATGTATATGATGACTTTGCTTCACACGTTGCAGGCAAGGGAGCGAGTTTAATAGGCCTTCAAACACCAAGCACGAGCAATCTACAGCAATGGATCAATACTATAGGTACAATTGCCATCCAAGATTCGGATAGTGTGTCAATTACCGGTGGTTCAATAATTGGAATTACAGATTTAGCAATTGTCGATGGTGGTACAGCTGCAAGTTCGGCAGCACACGCTAGAATAAATCTAGGTTTGCAAATAGGTGTCGATGTTCAGGCTTATAATGACAATTTAACTGATTTGGCTAATGTTAGTACAGTTGGTTTAATGAGTTATACAACTAATGGCATAGCTTCAAGGACGATTACTGGGACTGATGATCAAATTAATGTTACGTTTGGTAATGGCGTTAGTAACAATCCTTTGCTTGCTATAAGTGATAACCCAAAAATACCTGGAACAGCATATATGCGTGTTCCACGTGGAACAACTGCGGAACGTCCTATAACCCCTGAAAATGGAATGATTAGATATGATACTGATAAAGCTGTTGGCCAAATGTACGAAGATAGCGAATGGCATGATTTAATTGGCGATAGTGATGGAGCACCTAGAGATGCAACTTATATTACCCAAACGCATGATGATGGTTTAAGTAATGAACAAGCATTGGGAGATCTTAATACTGGAATATTAAAGTCAACCGCTGTAACTGGTGTTGTATCAATAGCTGTTAATGGAACTGATTATATTTCTGCGCTAGCATTTGATTCAAGCCCGCAACTTTCTATTGCCTTAGATGCTAATAGTAAGAAAATTAATAATTTAGCTGATCCAACCGCAGCCCAAGATGCTGTTACCAAAAGCTATGCAGATGGTTTGGCTAGCTCACATTATTGGCAAAGAAATGTAACAACATTAAGTCCTCTTACTGCTGGTGATAATGTTGATATAGGAACTGGAACATTAACAACAACTAAACTAAATGCTTCTACTGGATTAGTGAAAACTTCTGCGGGAACCATTAGTTATATAACAGATAGTTCTACAAATTGGGATAGTGCATACACTAAACGAGTAGATACTTGGACAGCACCTTTAGGATTTGCTGGTAATACTGCATCAATAACTCAAGCTGGTGCTGCTGCTGATGGTTATTTATCATCTACAGATTGGAACACATTTAATAACAAACATCCTGATATTACATGGGGCGATGGTTTACAGTTTTCTGCAGGCACAGCCTCTGTTGATTACAATACAACCAATCTAAAAATAACTGCTACAAAGTTAAATACTGTTCAAGATATAGCTGTGGCATCAGCTCCTGAATTTGATGATGTAACAATTACCGGATTGTCTGGAGACATTATAACATCTAGTAGCGTTGAAACTTCAATAGAAGAATTAGATAGTTATGTTTATAACATGGGATTAGATTCAGAAAATCTTACCGGTTTTGTCAATAGAACAGATAGCACAATAAGCTGGAGCGATACAACTCCCGATAGAACATTAACAATATCTCCTGTGTCAGGTTCTTTTGAATTTTATGAGTTGGGGGTGAAATACACAAAAAGCGGATCGGAAACTCACCAGATAGGAACAGACGAGGGATTGCATATAATCTATTATAGTGGTGGTTCTCTAACTTCTATTGCCAACCCAACAGATGCTGAAATAGTAACAGCTATTGAAACCAAGGCTTTAGTAGCATATGTGTACTGGGATGCAACTAATTCGCTTGGTGAACTTTTTGAAGAACGTCATGGAATAAATATGAGCAGTAATACTCATTCATATTTACATTTCACATTTGGAACCAGATGGTTTAGCGGTCTAGCTTTAGGCGATTTTGTAATAGGTGATGGTAGCTCTAATACCCATGCTCAATTCTCTATAGCAACAGGTAAGATATTAGATGAAGATATAACAAACACAACTAACACTCTTGCTTATACAGTTGGTGCTGAGGTTTGGTATTTAGATGGGACTGATTGGAGAAAAACAACAAATGCCGGATATTCTGTACTAACAACAGGGACAGGGCGTTTAGCTTATAATAATTCAGGTGCCCAAACAGAGGTTGGTGATAATGATTATGTTTTGTGCCACATATTCGGTTGGAATGCTACTGACGGAAACCCGATTTCAATACAAGGACAAGCGACATATGACAAACTAAAAGATGCCAGAGAGGGGGCGCAAACAGAAATATCAAATTTAATATTATCTGGTTTACCGGGTCCTGAAATGAAACCTGTGGGTACTGTGATTTTTAATACCAAAGATACTTTTGGCAACGCTGTAAAAGCAAGAGTTGTACAAACTGATCTTGGCGATAATTATGTTGATTTTAGATATGATCCTTTAAGTCCAGCTCAACCTGCAACTGATCATGGTTCCTTGGTTGGTTTAGAGAATGACGATCATGACGGCCACCCTTGGTTATTAGGTCGATCTGGTGGGCAAGTTCAAATCGGTGGTACTGATGCTAGTGATGACCTTACGCTTCAATCAACATCTAATGCAACAAAAGGGTTGATTAACTTAGGAACAGCTTCGGCCTATAGTGAGCTAGAAGATTCCATGATACTTGGTGGCACAACTGCCGCAGTAACTATTAATGGAACTGCTCACACTTCTAAGATGGCAACTATTCAAGATACAACAGCTAATGCTGATAATTTAGCATTGATACGAAATTCTAATGATGATGCTGATGGTGTTAATTTATATACTTACAGGAGTAAAGGAACATATGGCTCTGAATCAGCGGTTGATCCTGATTGTATTTTACTGGATTTAAGGGCGCACGGGCATGATGGAACTGATTACCTAGATGCTGGCGGAATGCAAATTGTCGTCCATGATACAGTTGCAAGTAACTCAATGTATTCACAGATACGATTTAATGTGGCTCATGACGATACATCTTCAACAAATGTTATGATTATTGGTTCTGTTGCAAGCGCACCAGAAAATGCACGAGTAAAAATAGGGTATAGGTGTTCACAAACAGGTGATGCGACAACCCCATTAACAATACGTGATGATGATGTTACAGGTCAAGGTCAAGTTACCATCGTTGATAGAGCTGTTGCCTCTACAGATAACACATGTATTGCTGCAATGTCTGGATTTGGTAATGATATTTCTGGCACAACAGGAAGGTTGTGGTATTTAGGTAGCAATAGCAGTTCTAATCAAGATATTGCGTTTCATTCATATTTAGGAAATATGACGATTGGAACAGCTAATCAGCATAATCTTGAGTTTTATATTGATGGTGCAGTTAAATCTTATTTTGATACTGGCGGACGTTTAGCAATAGGTGCCGGAGTAACTCCATTAGCATTATTTCATGTAGAAGGGGTGGGAACTAATATAATTACAACTGGAGAAGTTGTCGGGTATTTCAAACAAACAACTGCCTCCACTCACTCAGCAATAGCGGTAGATGCTTTAGCAGGGCAAGATGCTTCTGTTTATTTAGCCCAGGCTGGAAGTTTAAAGTGGCACTTAAGGATGGATGATGCTGGGTCAACCTATGAGTTTGAATTAAGAAATGATTCAAACACAACTCATTTTAGAGTTAAACAAGGCGGAGAAGTTTATTTTCCAGCCGTATATTCTGATACTGTGACATCTTCTCGTGACCTAGAAATACAGTCAGACGGTCAAATAGGTTATGTTTCTTCATGTTTGGCCAGCAAAACAAATATTAAAACAGTTTCTAGTGCTAATTGGATTTATGACATTAGAGCTGTAACTTATGAGTCAAAAAAACCATGTGGGGAAAGTGATTGCATAGAAAAGTTTGGTTTTATTGCCGAAGAAATTGATGAAGTTCTTAAAACTAATAATGTGCCAAATAGTTTTATTTATAAAAATGATGATGAGGTTGTAGGCATAAACTATAAAACAATGATAGTTCCATTATTAAAAGCAGTTCAAGACCAAAAAGCATTGATTGATAATCTTGAGGCAAGATTATCTGCAATAGAAGAACAACAGCAAGGTTAAGAGGAATAAATATGTACAGTTTTGGCAAAAGATCATTAGAGCGGCGCGAACAATTGCATCCAGTTTTGCAGAAAATATTGGATAGAGCGATAGAAACATCACCTCTTGATTTTACTATTTTATGCGCATATAGAAATTCAGAAGAACAGCAAATAGCTTATGGAAAAGGATTTAGTAATAAACAATTTCCTAATAGTAAACATAATCACCTTCCTAGTACAGCAGTTGATATAGCCCCATACCCTATTGTTTGGGAAGACATAAAACAATTTCAAATATTGGGATGTCACATAATGATGACAGCCTATTATATGGGTGAGTCTTTGAGGTGGGGTGGTTTTTGGTGTAAGCCGAAAGACTACCCACATTTTGAGTTGAGGAGATAATAATATGTTAGGTTTAGACGTACTAGGTGGAGTTATAGGTTTTGCATTACCAGTGGTTTCTGATTTGGTTAAGAGCTTATTTGGCAAGAACAAAGGGCCACAGGCAACACTAACAACATTAGCAACAACAAAACCAGAGGTAATACCTGAATATGTAAAAGCTAATGCTGCTCTTTTGGAAGCAGAAACTAAGTATTTTAAAAGAGATATGCCGGAAGATTCAACGAGAATGCCTATTTGGGTGCTAGCTTTAAGAGGAGCTATTAGACCGATTGGTACATTGATTTGTTTTTTATCATTAGCACTTAATAAGTTTGCAAGTTTAAATTTAACACCAGGCACAGAGGCATCATTTTGCTTTATATTAGGTGCCTGGTTTGGTAGTAGAGTAAGAGGACACTAAAATGACAGCAATTAATATAGGGGATATTAGCCCAAGAGATCAATATACAGCAACATCATTGCAAACTACATTTACATATAACTTTCCTATTGATGCAGAAGCAGATTTAGAAATATATCAAACGCCAAAAGGAAATGTTGCAAGTGAAAGTGCTGATTTATTAACATTAACTACAGATTATACTGTTACTGGTGTAGGTGTTGCTACAGGTGGAACTATAGTTCTTGTGACTGGTGCAGCTACAGGTGACATATTAACTCTTCAGCGTGATAAAACATTAGCAAGAACATCTGTATTTTCTCTTAATGCTGATATTCCATCAGAAATATTAGACGAAGAATTTAATAGTCAGTTAATGATGATTCAGCAAGTAGATATGAAGGTTGAAAAACTTTTGCTTAAATATCAAAATCCAGCTGTTATTGATTCAACTGAGGATAGAGATTTACCTGTATTAGCCGCTAGTCAAGCATGGGTTATGAACTCTGCTGGTACAGCGCTTGAGGCGATTACAATAGAAGAAAATGGTACAGCAGATTTGTTACGAGCTGATCTTGCTAGTGAAACAGAAGGTTCTGATGGTTCTTTGTTAGTTGGTTATTATAGTGGTGATGATGGGTCAACAACAGTACATGCAAAACTTGATAGTGTTTCGTCTGATATTTCTGTAAATACTGCTGATATAACAGTAAACACTGCTGGTATAGCTGCCAATGTTGCTGATATAGCAACAAATGCCGCTGATATAGCAAGTAATGTGGTTGATATTGCTGCAAATACAAGTGCTATAGCTAATCTTGGTTCCCAAATTAGAGCATCTGCTAATGTTACTGGTGCTACCGGATCTATAAATAACTCTTCTCATGTAACATCTGTTACAAGAACCGCTACCGGAAAATATACATGTGTTATAGATAATGCTATGTCAGATACAAATTATATTGTTTTAGGTGGATTAGAATCTACTTCCAATTATATGTGGCGAATTAATACTATTACTTCAGCAACTCAATTTGATTTTTATGTAACAGGAACAGCAGGAACACCAAATGATCCTGATTCATTCTGGTTTGCAGTAGTTGGAGATCTTGCTTAATTATGGTACAGAATGCAATTGATATAAATTTACCGCATAATTTTAAGCCAAGGCATTATCAGGCACCTATATATTCAGCATTCTTCAAGAGAAACATTAAGAAGTTTTGCTGTCCATGGCACAGACGCGCCGGTAAAGATAAAACCTTCTTAAATCTATTAGCAATGGCAGCGTTTCAGCGCGTAGGAAATTACATATATTTGTTTCCAGAATCAACGCATGCTCGTAAAGTAATTTGGAAAGGTATAGATTCACAAGGCCAAAGGTTCATAGATCACTTCCCTAAACAACTAATCAAGGGAAATCCCAATAATACAGAAATGCTGATTGAGTTTATTAATGGCTCTACGTTCCAATTAATGGGCTCTGACAGGTACGATTCACTTAGGGGTATGAACCCTGTAGGTATCGTTAATTCGGAAGCTGCCGATCACCATCCTGCCGCCTATGACATATTAAGTCCAGTATTAGCAGAAAACAATGGCTGGGTGGTGTTTCAAGGAACACCAAAGGGTGAAAACCACTTCTACGATATCTATATGAATGCAATAGATAATGAGTCTTGGTTTACCTCATTATTGACCGTTAACGATACAAGAAGACATGATGGGTTACCAGTCTTTTCGGATGAAAGGATAGAAGAAGAACGGCGTGATGGTAAATCAGAGGAGTTTATACAACAAGAGTATTACTGTAGCTGGACTGCTGCTAATGTTGGGTCATATTATGGAAAGTGGTTAAAGGATGCAGCAGAACAAAAACGTATATTTGATTTTGAGATAGAACCATTATTACCGGTATATACCTTTTGGGATATCGGCGTTCACGATGCAACAGCCATATGGTTTATGCAATTCGTTGGGGCTGAAATGCGCATGGTCCATTATTACGAACAATGTGGGATAGGACTACCAGAACACATTAAATATGTGAGACAATGGGGAGAGAAGAATCAGGTAAGATTTGGTGATCATTTTGCACCATTCGATATTAATGTTAAGGAATTTGGTACAGGTCGCACTAGACTAGAAATAGCTAGAGATAGTGGTATAATGTTCAGAATAGCACCGCAGCTAAGTATTATGGATGGAATAGAGGCTGCGAGGTTATTATTACCTAGGGTGTATTTCAATAAAAAAGAATGCGCTTTAGGGTTAAAGATGCTTAAGCAGTATCATAAGGAATATGATGAGAAAAGACAGTGCTTTAAGGGTAATCCAGCACATGATTTTTCATCGCATGGCTCAGATGCTTTTAGATATTTTGCAGTAAGCTGGCAGGCTTATTTTGCAGATCAGAGAAAGGGTGGAGCAATTAAATATAAGAAGTATCAACCATGATTTTATCAACAAATGTTTTAAAGTATTTTGAATTAGCCGATTTAATTATAATGATAATAGGTGTGGGCATTTATATTAGAATAATAATAGTGTTAGATGAAATAAAAGCGCATCTAAAGCTTAGTGATTACCAAATTAAAGAGATCAATAAAGATTTGGACGATGTAAAATTATCGCGCAAAGAAAAGTGAGATAACAATAGCGACACATATAATTACGATCGCTATTGTCAACTGCAATAAAAACTTTTCTTCTTTATCTAGTTTGTTATACATTAAAATGGTATATCGTCGTTAAACTCATCACCCATTACAAATGATGCAATTTCAATAAAATTATCTTTATTGATTTTAATAAGAAATTTACCCGGTGAGTTTACAAGATTTTTTTCTGTCATAGCATCTTCGTTATATTCTTTACCTATAAACTCAAGAAATTCTTTTATTTGTTTAATGTGCCATCCGTGTTTATCATGTGATGGTTCTGAAACATTAAACCATTTCTTAACAGTAAATGCTTTGCCCTTCTTGTCAACAAATCCAAATACTATTAAAATACATGGATTGCCTGTCTTAGATATTATTTCTTTTACAGAGTTTATTATAAAACTATAAACTCCTTCTTCACATGGTTTTAATAATTCGTGTAGTTCTTCATCGCTATATACTGGTATTTTCATTTTCGTTGCTCCTTAGTTGTTATATTAAATTATTTAAGTAATGTGGGCGTAAAATATCTTTTAATTTAATGGCAAATTTAGCTTGTGTTAAATCATGGTTCATTAGTTTTAAATACGTATACAACACACTATGCAAATGACGTAATTCATCTTTTGTTTCAATTTCAATATTTACCCGTGAGAATTTGTCAATATTCCATTCTTCAATAGTTACTTTCATTTTACTTTTCCTTAGTTGGTTTCTTAGGTTCTGGTACATCACCAAAATATTCATCAAGTTTATTTAAAATTAATTGTAGATCATTCGGTATAAATTTATCTTGGAATAAATCCATAGGTGATTTAGCTACGTTATTACCATCATTCTTTGTTAAGAAAACATGCTGTTCATCAACCACTAATGAATTCAATACAATCGTAAACATACCCTCTAATGTTATCTTATCATCAAGCATTTTACCAATTGTTTTGCACTTAGTTCTGCCTTCTGCGTCTCTTTCAGAATGACTTAGAAAGAAAACATTTAAGTCTGATCTTGTTTTGGCAGCATCATTAATAACTGTCCATGCATGTTTAGCAATGTCTGTGAACTTATCATATCCACGTTCTGTTGCTCTATGCATAAATTCATTAGCCATAATATATTGAAAGTCATCTATGATTAAGTTTTTAATGTGGGGCTGACTATCAACATATTTAATTATTTTAGATATGTTCTCTTGTTTATCTGATACATATATGTTTCCTGTTATTTCGCCATCACCCTTGATTACTGTCTTATAGTTTTTCTTCCAACCCCTAAACGGTAATGGTTTGTCTAGTACATTTATAATAAATGTTTCTTTTGGTTTAAGTGTTCTAATGGCGGTGCTTTTACCGCTGCCACTTTCACCTATTATTAATATGGGTGTTCCCATTGTCTTATCTCCTATTTATATTTATCTTCTTCTGTAAAAGTTTCTGTTATACCATTTTTTAAATCATCATATGTTATTTTCTTTGTGAAAACTTGAGGAATTATAAGTTCTTCTCTTAGGATAATAATACCCTCTGGTGCGTCTATTCCTATTTTGATTTTCGTGTCTTTTATCTTTAAAATAGTAACATAAATATTACCGTTAATTACTAGTGTTTGACGTTCTTTCCTTTCTAATACTAACATTCCCATGATATTTACTCCTTACTACACCTACTACATCCTGTTGTTTGTTGTAAAATTCCTATGCTAATTGCATATCTAATATTTTCAAGTCTAAAGTAATCATCCCAAAGTCTAAACATATCCACCCCCTTTTTGCTTTTCTTGTCAGATGGATATATTAGGGCTGTCGTTTTGCCTGCTTTACTCATTTAGCTTTCCTGATTATTTTCTGTCGTTCTTTTGTTGCGTAATCTTTTATAATATTCATTTCCTGCGTCTCCTATTTTAAATATTTCCTCTATAATTCTATCTGTATATTTATGTTGATTGCTTACTATCTGCTTCTCGTATGATTCCATCTTACAATCCTCTTGTCTCGTTCATGTCTCTTGCTCGCTCTCTATTATCAGCATCTATTAAGTCTTGTACGCTTCCTCTGCTGCATTTAGCTCTGTAGAACTTTGGATTATTGTAATAGTCATCTATTTCGTCTATTTGGCGAGATTGCTGATCTTCATGTAATGCTTTTAATTCTTCATTATGTGTGCTCATGATTATTACTCCTTTATTCCTTTGTTAACATTAATAGTTGCCCATGTCATAGTTACTATATATAAGGCTAGTAAACTGTATGTAAATATTTCCATGATTATTACTCCTTACACCAGCACAACATTTCAATTTGGCTGCGAAGTATAACTATAACATTTAAGCTTACATTATCAGTGGCATCTGAGTTAGATTCACAAACCTCTTCTAGCTCCATTATTTTCTTATCAATCTCTTCCTCAGTTCTCATGTCTTTCACTCCTGTTTTTAACAATTACAACCACACTATAGTAAATCCAATTTACTATGTCAAGTAAAATTTACTACTTTTTTTGTAAAAAATCTAAAACCGTTATTTTTCCTTTAGTTAGAACCTCTATTTTCTTACGGAAATTAATACCCATAAGAAATTCCCCTCTCTCTACCTTCTTATGTCTCCATACGCTTATGATTGTGCGTGTGCATCCAATTGCTTCACAGAAGCGTGCTACATTACCTGCTGCTCTAATAGCTTCCTCTAACTTTAAATGTATTTTTGTTCTTCTCATTATTATGTTCCTTTTTTTAATTGCCACAGCACGTCAATCCACCATAGATTAAATACAACTTTTTTATGACAAGTAAATTCTATCTTTCCAGATGTATTTTTAATATCTTCATATGAAAAAAGATTATATCCTCCTGTTCTTCTAACATCTATTCCAAACCAATCAGTGTTTTCCGTATTTGGCTTAGCCATACCTCCTTTTTTCATAAAATTAATAGCCTCATTAAATTCAACTAAATTCATCTAAAAAACTCCTATTTATTATGTAATAAACCCCATATCTAATGATGTTTTAAAAATAATAGCAAATAAAAGTTGACATAGCAAGTTTAATTTACTATAGTGTTCAAGTAGTTTAGCGACACATGGCTATCTGGTGTGTGCAATCCTTCTAGATAGTCATTACCTTGACCCCGGTTGTTTTATGCACAACTGGGGTTTTGGTAGAAATGCCCGTGTAGCTCAATCGGTAGAGCTATTGTCTTGTAAGCAATGGGTTGTAAGTTCGAATCTTACCGCGGGCTTATTAAAGGATAGCGGGTTAATCTTTAATTGAGGGAAAAATTATGTATTGCCCATATTGCAATGAAGAATTATTTCATCACGATATTTTTGGATTAGGAACATTCAAGGGTATCCATACAAAGAAAGGTGATATTTATAAATGTGAGAATGAAAAATGTAATATGTTAGGGGAACGTTTTTTTACATTAAAATCAGAAAAAGACGATGTATTGCATGAGGGTATGCCATGTTAAAAGGCAATAAGTCAATCTTTAATTGAGGGGTCTTTTGTTAATAGTATTTAATGAGTTAAAATAAAAAGGTGGACTCCTCAATTAAATAGGTCTAGTAAAGGTATAAAATAGGTCTAATTAGACCTATTTTCCCATCAGGGAAAAATGGTATAATTAATAAAAAAAGGATTATGAAATTAAATTAAAAAAAACAGTTGACAAAAAAGAGGAGAAGGTTTAATTTAATTACTGACAACGAAAACGCGTGAGAGAACCCAAGAGCTTAGATTAGGTTGGTATACGCGTACCAGTTGTCCCGAAATAAGCTACTTGGGTTTTTTT